ATCGGGCTATTCAGGTTACTCTGGAACATCAGGATTTTCTGGTATTTCTGGCTACTCTGGCACAAGTGGATTTAGCGGTATCTCTGGTTATAGTGGCACAAGTGGCTATAGCGGATTCTCAGGTATTTCTGGTTATTCAGGCTCTGGTGTAAGTGGATATAGCGGTTGGTCTGGTATATCAGGCTGGTCTGGCTATTCGGGCTATAGTGGCACTTCTGGCTACTCTGGTACATCAGGCTGGTCTGGTTACTCAGGAACTTCAGGATGGTCTGGTATTAGCGGATATAGCGGTTATTCTGGCACTTCAGGATGGTCTGGTATTAGCGGTTTTTCTGGTTACTCTGGCATCAGCGGAACTAATGGCGCTTCTGGATTTTCAGGAATTAGTGGTTACAGCGGTTACTCTGGAAGCGGTGTATCGGGGTATTCTGGATTTTCTGGTTATTCTGGAAGCGGTGTATCTGGTTATAGTGGATATAGCGGAAGCGGTGTAAGTGGCTATAGCGGATATTCAGGATATTCTGGTTCTGGTGTAAGCGGTTATAGCGGATATTCTGGTTTGGGATATTATGGATTAACCGCAACAGGATCAAATTCATTAAGCCTTGGTAGCAAATCTTTTACTACCAATTTAGATGCTTCTACTACAGCTTTTTCTGTTGGGCAATATGTCAGAGTATTTTCTACATCTGTGCCATCTCAATTTATGGAAGGCTTAATAACCGCATTTACAGGAACTTCACTAACAGTCAATATGACTTATGTAAATGGGGTAGCATCTTTTAGCAATTGGACAATTACTGATTCTGGTGCTGTTGGAACTTCTGGCTATTCTGGCTATTCTGGTATTAGCGGGGCAAATGGCGCTTCTGGATTAAGTGGCTATTCAGGATTCAGCGGCATATCTGGGTACTCTGGATTCTCAGGAATTAGCGGATATTCTGGATCAGGTGTAAGCGGCTATTCTGGATACAGCGGAACAAATGGAACTAATGGCGCATCTGGATTAAGTGGTTACTCAGGATTTAGTGGCATATCCGGATATTCTGGTACAAACGGTTCTACCGGTATAAGCGGTTATAGCGGTTACAGCGGGGTTAACGGATCAACTGGAACTTCTGGTTATTCAGGCTATTCAGGTTTAAATGGTGCAACAGGAACATCTGGTTATAGCGGTTATTCAGGAGCTACTGGAGCAACTGGCACTTCTGGTTACTCTGGTCAAAACGGTGCAACAGGTACTTCTGGCTATTCTGGTTATTCAGGACAAAATGGCGCAACTGGAACATCGGGATACAGCGGATATTCTGGACAAAATGGATCTACAGGAACATCAGGCTACAGCGGATATTCTGGAGCTACAGGTTCTGCTGGAACTTCTGGATACTCAGGTTATAGTGGTGTAGCCCCATCAACAGTTACTACTACCAGCACTTCTTCTGGTTCAACATTCTATTTAGATTTTGTAGCTGCCAATGGCGGTTCAGGACAAACTTTATATAACAACGGATCTTTAACTTATGTTCCTTCAACAGGAACATTAACAGCTACATCTGTTGCTGGCTCATCAGATGAAAGATTAAAGAAAGATTGGGAAGATCTACCTGAAAACTTTATTGAGTTGCTTGCACAAGTGAAACATGGGGTATTTACCCGTATCTCTAGCGGCAATAAAGAACCCGGTGTATCTGCTCAATCTATGCTAAATGCTTTAGCTCAAGCAGTTATTGAAGGCGAAGATGGTATGCTGGCAGTTAATTATGGCGGAGCAGCATTAGTTTCTGTTATAGAATTAGCAAACTTGGTTCTCAAACTTAAACAAGATATTGAGGAATTGAAAAACAAACCATAAGGATTAGTGATGCAATCCCCAAAGTATTCGGTAGTGATACCGACTTACAATAATTGTGAGAAATATCTAAAACCGTGTATTGATTCCATAATTAAATACACCGAAATGACCGACATAGAGTTGGTCATTTCTGCTAATGGCTGTACCGATAACACTGCAAAATATCTAGAATATTTAGCAACAGCGATTCCTAACTTATATGTCGTTTGGAATGACGAACCTTTAGGTTTTGCCAAAGCTATTAATCAAGGCATAGTAAATACTATTGGGCATAAAATAGTGTTTTTAAATAACGACACTTTGCTGTTAGAACAACCAAAAAATGATTGGTTAAAACGACTAGATATTGGCGACATTGCGTCGGTTCTAACGCTAAACTCTCCTATTACAAATCAATCGTTTGCGGTTTTCTTTTGTACCATGATTGATCGCCAAGTATTTGATGATATTGGCGTACTAGATGAATCATTTAAAACAGGTGGCTGTGAAGATATAGACTTTTGCAAACGAGCTACAGATGCGGGCTTTAGGCTAATAGATGTGGGCTATCGGGGTGATTTTCCAATATATCACGCTGCTGAAGGCACTGTTCACGATACTAGTCTTGTACAAGATTGGAGCCAAAAATTCCATGCCAACGAGCTGCGTTTAGCCAAAAAATGGAATACGGATCATTACCGCTATTTGCTATCCAATAATTACGAACGAGCTGTATTTCTAAAGGGCGATCCTGTATTTCCCCGAGAAACTACACGCTATGAATGGGCGGCAAAAAATCTTGATGACAGAACAAACGTCGTAGAAATTGGCTGTTCTACCGGTTACGGAAGTCAATTTTTCCCGAACTACTATGACTATGTTGGTATTGATTACGACCCCATTATTGTGCAAGTAGCTAAAGAACAAGATTGGGGTTTTACAAGGGCTTTTACCCACGCTGACATTAATAATTGTGACTTAGGAACGGCAGCCACTATTGTTGCTTTTGAAGTCATTGAGCATTTAGATAATGGTTTAGAGATTGTTGAAATGCTAAAAACAAAATGCCATCGGTTATTAATTTCGGTGCCGTGGAATGAGCCTAAAGGCTTTTGGGGTGAACATCACAAATTGCATGGCTTAAACGAAAGCCACTTCCCCGGCTTTATGTTTTGGTACATTAACCACGCCGGAGTTTTATCTGCGGAGCCGCAAGCAATTACCCCTGAAAATCCTAGTAATTTAATGCTTTGCAGGTGGGATCATGAGTAAAGTTCTTTGCTCAATAGCTACCAGAGGTAGATACCAGTCCACCCTGCCGCTTGTTTTACAGGCGGTTATTAATCAAACTTGGCTACCTAATAAGGTAGTTATTTTTGATGACAACGATGAACCTCAAGACATGCGGCAAGAGTTCATCTATCAGCATTTATTTAAACAGATGCAAATCAAAGGTATTGAATGGGAGTGGCTGTTTGCCGAAAAGAAAGGGCAGCACCATATCCATCAAAAAGCCAACTTGATGGGCTATGAGTGGGTATGGCGCGTCGATGACGATTGCGTTCCAGAACCAACTGTTCTTCAAAGCCTGTATAGCCATGCATCCCAAATAGACAATGTGGGGGCAGTAGGTGGTGCCATCATTACAGGACAGCCTATTAACGCAGTTAATTCCACCGGATTAATTAAAAATATTAATTTAGAACCTAATATTCAATGGGACTTTATTAAAGGTATCCGCGAGGTAGAGCATCTGCATTGCTCTTTCTTGTACCGCGCTGGAGTGCATGATTTTAATACCGGGTTATCCCGTGTAGCGCACCGTGAAGAAACGCTGTTTACTTATGGGTTATATCAAAAAGGTTATAAAATTTTAGCTGTTCCCTATGCTACATCTTGGCATATGAAGAACCCCCAAGGCGGCATTCGGGCTGAAACTAACGGAGAAATGTATCACCATGACGAACAAATTTTCAGAAACCACCTTAGCTATAGTGGGCGTACTATTGTGGTACTTAATGGTGGTCTTGGGGATCACATTGTGTTCAGTCGTATATTGCCTGAAATTCATAACCCAATTGTTTTTGGCTGCTATCCTGAAATTATTGAAAGCGATTCCATAGCTAAAGCGCAACAGCTTTTTGGCAGCTTAGATCAATGGAATATCTACGCCAAGATGGATCAGTGGAAGTGGACTGATAGCTTAGAAAATGCTTATAGAAAGCTCTATCTATGATTTTAATACACCCTTTTGCCAAACCTTTAGTAAAAGGTAGGGAAAACCCTAAAAACTATCCATATTGGGAAGAACTTGTATACGAATTGCAAAAAACTATGCACGTCGTTCAAATTGGGCTAGAGGGCGAACGTCAATTAGTTCCTGATTTTCGCAAAGGGTTATCCATGCCCCAATTGCGTCAGCTCATTAAAGAGTGCAAAACGTGGATTGGTATTGACAGTTTTTTTCAGCACTTGGCTTGGAGTGAGGGCAAACCGGGCATTGTGCTTTGGTCAGTTTCTGACCCAAACATTTTTGGGCATCCGGAAAACATTAATTTACTAAAAGACCGTAAATATTTGGCGTCAAATCAATTCCTTTGGTGGGACTTTACAGAGCATAATCCAGACGCTTTTGTAAAACCGCAAGAAGTGTTAAACTTTCTGTAACTTTTAGTGTTTAAATGAGGGGTAGGCTATGTCTTGGGAGTCCATAATCGCAGCGATAACGCTAGCCTACATGTTTATTAGTGGACTCATCGGTTGGTGGACAAATAGCATTTCCCGTAGTCAAAAAGAAGTTAGTGATGCCCAAGCGCAGCTTGCTAGGGATATGAAAAAACTAGAAGTAATGCTTCCAAATGAGTATGTTAAAAAGGCTGACTTAGACCAACGATTATCAAGAATGGAACATACATTAGACTTGATAATGGCAAAATTAGATACTAAACAGGATAAATAATGTTCTCTAAAATCTGCACCCTCCTCCGTAAAAAGCCTGTAGAAACCAAACTTCCTGAGTTTCCCGTAGAAATACCGGTAAAAGCTAAAAAAGAATTAGTTAAAAAAGCTACTACTCGTAAGCCTGTAGCTAAAAAAGCAACTATTGTTGCCAAAAAGACAACTATCAAAAAGAAAAAATAGTATGGAAAATAAACCTGATATTTCTTTTGATTCAGCAAAAGAAGTTGCTGGACGTTCCATTGGTAAGCATGGTCTTGCTTATATTACAGCCATTATTGTTATTTCTGTAGCTGCCAGTATATTTTTAGATACTGCCAAAATAGCCGCCGTAATCGGTATGGCGGGCGGTGCAATTATGGCAATTATCAATATGATGAATGCAGTATCTGGCACAACCGAAAAAGAAGAAAAGCCAGAATTTGCGGTTATTCAAAATTTGATTGATAAGTTAGACCATCTTGCAGATAAAGAGCCTCCAATGTCAGTTACAGTTGATGGCGATAAAGTCACTGTCACTAAAGGTGAAGATACGATTACGACCAAAAAATGAACAAAATATTAACCCACCTTCTTACAGGTAAAGATAATGAAACTCATGATATTGCTCGTTGGGCTTGGGCTTTGGGCTTTATTGTGGTTGCTATTGCTGCCATTTATTTAATTTATAGCGGCAAAGAAATTAGCCTTACAGAGCTTGCTGGCGCGCTGGGTATTGTTTCTGGGTCTGGCGCCGCGTCTGTAGCTGCTAAACAAATGTCAGGATCAGAGCCAAATGTTCCCTCTTCCAATTAGCGCATATATCTATGCCGGTTTAGTTTTAATAGCTTTAGCTGGTGTAGGCTATGGCAGACATGAACATACTGTGTTTGAAGAGTACAAAGCTGAAGAAATTGCTAATGCACGGCTAAAAGAACATCAACTTCAAGATGCCACCGATCAAATAAGGAAAGACAAAGATGCTCAAATCAACGCTATTAATGACCAGCTTGCTACTGTTCTTGTGCAGTTGCGCTCCCGAACCAGTAGGAACGATAAAGTATCCAACAATGGACAAGGTGGAACTGGGATGTCCCTTTTTGCCGAGGATGCAGCTTTTCTTGACGGGGAATCTGCCCGTGCCGACAAATTGCGGTCAGCCCTTGACGCCTGTTATAAACAGTACGACGAAGTAACTGGGAATAAATAATGGAGTACTCTAAAGATGGTTTACACCTTACTGAGCAGTTTGAAGGAGTACGGCTTACTGCTTATCCAGACCCCGGGACTGGTGGAGATCCTTGGACTATTGGTTACGGTCATACTGGGGCTGATATACACGCGGGATTGACCATCACTCAGGCGCAAGCCGAAGAGTATTTGCGTCAAGACGTGCAAAAAGCAGCCGCCAATGTAAACACCCATGTCAAAGTTGAAATCACTCAAGACGAGTTTGATGCACTTGTGGACTTTGCATTTAACTGCGGATGCGGCAACTTGGACACTTCTACGCTATTAAAGAAACTTAATGCTGGCGATCACGAAGGTGCCGCGCAAGAGTTTCTTAAATGGGATATGGCTGGCGGACACCATATGGCGGGTTTGCTGCGCCGCCGTCAAGCAGAAGCAGCATTATTTTTGACTAAACTAGCAT